TAAACGTCTAGGTGCGCCAGAAAAACCAGATCAATACAAATATAAATTTGCTAAAGATCAAAAAGTTGATGAAAACACATTAAAAGCTTTTAACGAAGTCGCTCAACGAAATGGACTTCTACCAAAACAAGCTGAAAATATTGTTAAGTTTTATAATGAACTTAATCAACAGGCGGTTAGTCAAGAGGCATCAAAAGTTGATGCTGCAAGACTGGAATCTGAAACTGTATTAAAAACAGAATACGGTGCAGAATATGCTAAACGTCTTGACCAGGCAAAACGACTGGCAACTCAAACTTTAGGAAATGATTTTTTAAATAAAACAATTTTAAAAGATGGTTCTAAATTAGGAGATAATGCTTCTCTCATTAAAGCCTTTTCTTCACTTGCAGACAAATTATCTGAAGATGAAATTGTAAAAGGCGAAGGCGCTGACTATATGAGCGCTAAAGAGTTACAAAGACAACTTGATGAGCTTCAACAAAAAGATTCTCCGTATTGGGATAAAATGCATCCTAATCATAAGAGAAA